TTTGAGTTATCTTACGCATTGCTTTCGAAAGAACTATGGCTTTACTAGTTGCCCAACCATCTTTACTATAGTCTGCAGACTGTTCTACTTTGGTTGTGGCTGCTGCTACTGAATCTACTGCAATGGTAACTAATCTATCTTTTTCACCTTCTCTTACTGTTAGTATGATATTCTCCATAACTTCAAATATATCTTCAACTGTTTCCAATTGTACATATAATAGTTTTGAAATATCTATACCAAGAGCTTGTAAAAATTCTTCGTTGATTGCATTTTCAGTATCAATATAGACTGCTAAACCTCCCATTTTCTGAGTGTTAGCTAGTATTTGTGCAGCTATTAGAGACTTTCCAGAAGCCTCTAGACCAGTTATTTCGGTAATTCTACCAACTGGTATTCCACCATCAGGTCTATTCGATATAGCTAAATCAAGCATTGAAGAACCAGTACTTATCCACTCTGATAAATCTGTAGGTGTTTCTTCAGATCCATCTAAAAAATATGCAACCTTATAGTCTTTGAATTTTTTATTCAGAGATGTTGCAAGGATTTGTGCTAATTGGTCTTTCTCTTGATTACCCATACTATTTTTCTCCATTTAATTCTTTAACATTAGCTAAAAGTACACGAACTAATTCAGCAATAATACCTTCCATTTGTCCTCTACCTTCCAATTCTTTTGCTAAAGCTCTAACTGGATTTTCAATTTTTCTTTTCAATAAGTCTTTATCCATTTTAATCTCTCCTATTGGTTAAATAAATCATCAAAAGCTGCTGATATATCATCAGTTGTTTTTGCTGTAGTTG